ATGTTCGTCGAACTGGTTTATGACAAACGAAATGTTGCGGGACTCGCAGGTGCCAGGGAAATTATCCTGGAGGAATTAACTAAGCGCGTGCACCGGATCTTTCCTGATGCCGAAGTGAAGGTTAAGCCGATGCAGGCGAACGGCTTGAACAGCGATGCCAGCAAAAGTGATCGGGAAAAGCTGAATCGCATGCTGGAAGAGATGTTTGAAGAGTCTGACATGTGGCTGGTAATTGATTAACAATACAATTTACTGCTAAGCCTAAGATAACAACTGAGTAAATCACCAGGTTAACTCCATATTTACTATGAGTTAATATCAAACCATCTTTGCTGTCATGGCTATACACTTAGAGCCGTATTTTTTGCAAGTAACTATACTTTTGACAGCAACCCTGAATCTTGGATTTTAATAAATGCGCAAGCCTAACAGCCTCATTCTAAAACTAGATGGGACAAGCCCAGACAAGTTGCCAATGGCGCGACTTGTTAAGTACATGTCTGCTTTGACAGATCTGTACGGGTCAGTAGAAGCTGTGCATTTTGATAAAGTTAGTGAGGGGTCTGCAGATCTGAACACTTGGGTGGACAATGCTGCAGCCTACAACGATGTAATTTCCCGCTCCCTTGCTGCTGTGCAAAACAATGGGAGGGCTTACAGCAGAATTGTTGACCTTCTTTCCGAGGACGGTTTCGATGGGAAGATACTTAACGAACACAATGATGTGATCGTACGCTTCCCAACTGTAAGTAAAGAAATTCCCTTGTACGTACGCAAGAAAACGACCTTGCAAGGTCGTCTTTACAGCGTAGGTGGCAAGGACGATTCAATACCTGTCAAGCTCGAAGGCGCAAACGGTGAGACTTACCTTTGTGAGACGACGCCTGCTTTGGCAGCAGAGCTCGGTGCAATACTTTTCCAGACCATACGAGTGCATGGTGAGGGTGATTGGGAAAGAAAAGATGACATCTGGAAGCTGAAAAAATTGAAAATTTCTTCATTTGAAAAGCTCAAAAAAGTCAGCTTAAAAGAAGCGGTCAAAACTATACGTTCCGCTTCAGGAAACCAATGGGCTGAAGAGGAAGATCCTCATTCCATCCTGAAGGCATTGAGGAAACTAAATTGCGAGTAATTTTTGATACCAACATTTTGGTTCAAGCGCTTACTGGAACCAAGGATGGAGTTTCCCTCACAGATCCTTGCACCGGTGAAATTATTTCTGATCCGCATAAACGTGCAGAAGCTCTGGTTGATCATATTAATAGCCTTGGTGGCTCAGTGCTTATCCCGACGCCTGTTTTAGCAGAATTTCTTATCGGTATAGACAAACATCAGCAACAGGCTTATATCAATCTGATTAAATCTCAGTCTTGTTTTGAGATAGTAGCTTTTGATGAAATCGCTGCCATTGAATGTGCTCAAATGCCAAGCATGAAAGAACTAAAACAAATGATGGGTTCAGATTCGGCTAATAAAGTGAAATTTGATAGGCAAATTCTTTCAATTGCCAAATCAACAGGTGTCAAGGAAGTATGGACCCACGATAAAGGTGTCTACAATCGTTGCCAATCATTAGGAATTACAGCCAAATCTTTAGGGGATATAACCCCGCTACCGGAACAGTTTGGGATGGACTTTTCGCAGGAAAATGCCTCGGGCCTTCACTGAAAACCACCCGGCCACCGCGCCGGGTTTCTCTTTCTTCCCTCAAATTTCTGGGCTGCTATCCTCGCACTGCGCACTCCTGATAAAGTACGCCACCCTGTTCACGACCCCGCATATCTAAACCACTTGTTTAGGCCAGCGCCTTCTGCGCGGAGTTGGGAGTATGGAGCGTTTAGTAAGCCGGGTTCCGCATACGGAACATACTGCGCCATGTGGCAGGTTTAGCAAAGGATTGAAGGAGGTGAAAAAGAAACGGTTACTTTTACAAGCAGGACAGGTGAATTTCATGACAGGTACGATGCCCCCGGGCCGTTAGCTGTATCAAATTAATAAATATTTTTATATAGCTAACAGTGCCTCAATTCAACATTTCTCAGTATCAATACTTCACACGCAGTTTGACCCTGCCCCATTTCCGCCTGTGCCATTTGGCCGGTCGACATTTTAAAAAGCTGATTTTTAAAGTAATGGCAAATGCTGCCGATATGTTACTTACCTGCGTCATGAACGCAGGATTGATAACAAAGCTAAGGGAGTTGTGCCCGCTCCCGTGCGGGCTTTTTTTCTCTACTTCAGAGTGATCGAGAATGCGGCTAATGATAATTACTGCTGAACATCCGGCTGTTCGTCAGAATAGGTTGCAGCCTCCGCTTCTGCTCTTAGCCTTTCCTGCTCCACTATTGCTTCAGCTTCCAGCCTGTCCTGCTCAGCTTTCGCGCGCGCCGCCTCCTCTTCTTCCAGACTTTTGGCCTCGTCGCGCTCGGCCTGAATGCGCGCCGCCTCTTCCATCTTTTTGTTATAGATGCTGTCAGCAGGCATCTCCACACGGACAGAAACGAACTGATCGGCAGGTATATCTATCGGATCCCCTTCGGCAAATCCTTCGCGTATGTTGCGGGCAAATACCGGGGCCCCCGGGTGAGTGCGATGATAGGTTTTCACCACTACAGAACCGTCAGCATTCACTTCATAGTCAAGCCATACCAGCGGCTGTCTGTTGCGGTCTTTCGGGATGTCAAAGCCGCCATCAATACCGCCCCACGCTGCATCAGCATTCAGCCCGAGACAGCCCGTGATGAGATAAACGCCTTCCCCCTGGCGCGTTACGGTCACGCCTTCAGATTCATAGTTCGTTTCCGAAGAGCCATCGGCATAAACTTTGACGATTGGGGATGCTGACTTTAACGTGCCATCGGCTGCTTTGGTGGTATTGGAATCGGTATATACCTTACAGATTTTCCCGTCATACGTTGGAGATGAACTGAGCAGCCGCAGGTATAACTCAGGCGGCACATCAAGGCGTGCCGGGAAGCAAAACTGAAATGCGGTTGAGGCATCAAAGGGCATGCCCAGCACTGCAGTATTGTTGTCGATGCCGCCCAGCAGCATCTTGGCGTTATAAGCCCCAAATCCTTTACGATCACCCTGGTTGATGCTCGCCAAATTACTGCTGCCCAGTCCAAAAGCACCGACCTCCATCACGTTTCCTGAGGACGTTCCGACATCCCGCTGTGCAGCTGACTTCAGCCCAGAGATGTCCGCAGCGGCCAGGCTAATAGTATCTTTTCTGTTTGCCATGTTGTGCTCCTTATGCCCATACCCGGTACGGGCTGTCAGGGAAGACCCCAAAGGCATCTAACGATGCCAGTTCCAGCGAATCGTCTGTCACGCGCAAATTGGCGTGAAATCCGGGCAGGCTGACGTATTTGATAACTTCGTTTTCTTGTCCTGGATTTAGAATTTCTCCGGGCACGGTAATAACTCCAACCACATCCAGACTGATATTCGGGTGATGTAAACCACACTGCCCCTCATCATCCATAACCCCCGCCGCGCTTAATTGCGTTCGCATTTCGTTAGCGTCAGTAAAGCGCAGAAATAAGTCTCTCATTAGCGGAGTCCTTTAATTTGATTAAGGGTTAATAGTCGGTGCCAAATACGGAAGTTGCGAATGTGATAAACAAAAGTAGTGCCTGACGGGCCTGTTGTGTTTGAAATAGCCGATGCCGATGTTGTGTTGCTAACCGGGACTTGCGTTCTAGTAGCAGTACTCCCATTAAAGAACAAGGAATATTCGTCCCCATCTATTTTATGTACGAGAACGCCTGGGGTATTAGCGATGTAAGATACAAATGTCCCCCCTCCATCCCTATATGACGTAAGTCTATTTGCCGAGCTGAGTCGGCAAATAATGTCATTGTTGCTACCAGCCACACGAACTATATCAACGTAGTTACTTGCAGAAGGCCCAAAACCTTTTACTACAACTTCAAAAGCTACAGTACGTTTAAATTTAGTTGCTAACGTTTTATATCCCACATTCTCAGGTAGCAGATTCCAGTAATCTGCCCCTCTGGTGACTGTGGATCCCTCAGTTGGAATATACGAGGTAGGGACAGGTCCAGCTTCTAATTGAGCTCCCCAAATATATAAACCGGATACGCCATCACCGGCATAACTTGCCGTTACTCCATCTTTTGCTAATTGCAGACGGAAAACGCTACTCTGAGTCGCTCCAGCGGTGAGCGACATCCAGACACGATAAAGGCCATTCCCAAGATCATCAAATCCACGGTCCAGGTAATGGGCACCGACAGCACCGCCAACGAATGCTCCTGCAACGGGATCAAAGAAAACTCCAGCAGTGGTTCCAGTTGCAACCCGTAAGTATAAAAGACGAGAATTTGTATGAGCTTTAACAAATACAGAATAACAATATATCGTCCCGGACGTTAAGACGATATTACGGTCTTGCGCATAATGTTCCGCACTAGCCGTATCCTCAACCAATAGCGCCATCGTCTTGTCGCCGCGAGGAGAATCACCGCTGTTATTTGTCGTGGTGACTCGGGAACCCGTCCCCCACTGTTCGGAGTAGGTATATAAGTTAGTGCCAACCCCTTCCATTAACAAACCTTCTCGCTCAAATCGTGGCTCGTTAATAGCGGCGGTCTGCATTACACCGCATTTGTCGATATACGTTCCGGTGGTTAACCGAGTGAAGGTCGCTGACTTTGATGCCAGATCCAGAATCTGCCCGGAAATCGTCAGCCGGTCATAAGGCGCGTACCCCGCCAACAGGCGCATGTCATCATTGAGCGGCAACCAGACGTCAGGAAAAGGAGCCTCTTCGTAAGGTACAGAGGTCAGCAACTGCGCGGCGGCCAGTGATGTTGCGGCGTTAGTTTCGCTGGTTTTGGCGTTATTTTCTGAAGTCTTCGCGTTCGTCTCAGACGTTTTGGCGTTGGTTTCTGAGGTCTTGGTGGCATTCTTCGAAGCGAGTGCGTTACCCTCAGACGTTGCCGCGTTCGTGGCGCTTTGTGCTGCTGCATTTTTTGACGCCAGAGCATTCGTTTCACTGGTTTTGGCTGCAGCGGCGCTGGTTCCTGCCGCGTTAGCTGCGGTGATAAGCTTGGACCAGCTCGGGCCGGTCTTTTTCGAACCGTCAGCCAGCGTTACTGTGACGTCACCGGTACCCGATAAAATCAGGTCCTGGTTGACGATATCAATTTGCGCCTGGCGAAATCCTTCCGTGACGGATTTCGCTAAATCGTCATCAATCGTTGCCATTCGTGATGTCCTTAAAATGAAAAACCCAGCCGGAGCCGGGTTATTGAGGTGAAGTTATGAGGATCAGGAGGAGAAAGAGCCGGTGCCGCGCGTTACCGTCATTGTCGGGGCAGTAACACCGACCGACGCATTACTGGAAGTAACGGTGATGCTGGCGTCGATACGCTGGCCGCCCATGCCGGACGCCGCATGTCGGGCGGTGAGCCATACCCCACCAATGGGGACATCGTAGTTAATCGTGCGGATGTTGCCTGCAATGACCATCTGCACGGTGGCCGTGACCGCACCTGTAATCCCCCGCACGTAGATCATCGCCTCCACAACGGCGTTTTTGCCGAGTCCGTTATTGCTGGAATCGGTGTAATACATGTTCACGGTCGCAGTTGCGATGCCGTTTGATCTGCCGGTGGCGTCGGGGAATACCCCAGTGTTGGCTACATCTCCAATGAAAGATGTCGCTTCAACCGTGCCCCTGAAGCTCCCGCTGGTCGCCTCAACTCTGCCTTTAAAACTCCCGTCAGTGGCATAGATCGTCCCGCGAACGGTCACGCCGTTGAACGTGGCATACCCGGATTTATTGATATGCCAGCCAACGTTGCCGGTCCCGTCCCAGTTACTGGACTGGATGTAATTGCCGATCTTGGCGTTATCCATAGAACCATCCTGGATGAACACCGATCGCAAAAACATCTGCCCGCCGGTCGCCGCAAACACCAGTTCCTGTCCGGTAGTCGTCGGGTTATACACCGCGAACGTGTCGGCGCTGACGAGGAAGTTAGAAGAGCCCGAGGCATCAATGCCCAACTGGATACCCGCGATACGTTTGATGCCGTTCGCTTCGACCTGGACTTTTACGCCCCACTGAGCACTCAGCTTACCGTTGATATCAGCAACAGCCTGACTTGTCGTCTGGACGTTGGCGTTGGTTTGCCCAATCGATGCCGTGACCTGCTGAATGCTGGTCGCCGTGGCGCTCTCCAGATCCGTAACGGCTTTATCAATGCGCGTAATGGCGGCAGCGTTGGTCTGGCCGTTCTGCTCAACCGTGGCCTTAAGCGAGGTGACCTGCTCCGCAACGGCGCTTGTGGCGTCTGCAGAGGTCTTCCTGACGTCGGTGATCTCGGCCATCGTTTTCGTTTCGCCAACAGCGAACGTGACGCGCTGATCCGAGAACGCTGTGAAGTTGGCGAGCGCATTGGTGACGTTGCCGATAATCCCGGCGTCCCGGCTGGCCGTGTTGCCGTCCACATCAACTTTCAGACTGTCAATACGGCGGCCCAGCGCGCTGTCACTATCCGTGCGGGCCGTGGTTTCCGTGCTGATATCCGTCTTATTCTGGTCAGTCGTGGCCTTAACCGCAGCCAGCGCGGTGGTCTGCGCCTTATTGTTATCAGCAACGGCTTTGGTGACCGTAGTGATATCAGCGGTGTTTTTGCCGACGGTAACCTGCAGTCCCGAAAGCGTAGTGGCCTGAGCATCCTGCTCAGTTGTCAGCGTCGCCAGCTCCTGTGTAACGGAAGCTTGGTTAGCGTTGACGGTCGACTCCAGCTTCTTCCGCTCTGTCACCTCTGCTTCCTGCGCGGTGATGCGCGCCTGGCGTTCGGTATACAGCAGCCCCGATGCCAGTTTTGACGGGTCGTCACCGGTATAGCCGCCCCGGATCTGCGTCGCCAGTGTCTCGCGCGCCGTGGCTTCCGCCTGGTCACCTGATACGCGCGCCGCCGTTTCCTGCTGCAGCGCCGCCATCCCGGCTCCCGGCGTTGGCCGCCCGACTGCCACCCAGTCAATCAGAAAGTAGTTCGTCGCGTCCTGTTTCGTGGACAGGTCCAGTCGAATCTGGTTGATCGTCGTGTCGGCCAGCCAGGGGATATCGTCACACTCAAGTGTGGCGACGCCGTCAGAGTTATAAGCGGGCTCCGCCACGGTGAACCGGTTAGTGTCGTTGAAACCAGCCGTGTTGCGCCAGCGAATTTCCCCCACCCAGGCGGGAGTACCCACTTTCTTGATGCGCAGCTTCAGAAAGCGATAAGCAGCAGCTGTTATGCCCAGCGAGCCCGGTGATGACACCCAAGGATCAGATGCATGGTTAGCAGGACGAAGCCAGCCATCGACAATGGTCGGTGTCCCGTTCCCGGACCAGCCCTCGACTGATGTATCGAAATACCAGATTTTGGCCGGATCGAACTGCGAGCCGGTGCCAGCTGATACCTGGGCGATCTGCTGCGCCAGCGATTCGGTGCTGGTCTGAATCGTCTGGTTGACGTTGCTGATATCCGCCAGACGCTCGTTCTTCTCGGTAAGCAGCGCCTGCCCGCGCGCCGTTGCCTCGTCGGTGATGGCTTTCTTACGGTCCGTGACCTCCTGCGCCAGGCCCGCTTTAGTCGCCGCCGACTCTGTCGTAACTGCGGTGATGTCGTCGCGCGCCGACTGGATATCTTCACCCAGATCCGCAATATCCGACACGAGGTTTTTATAGCCCTCGGTCTGTTCAAGCGTGTCGCCGATCATGTCGAGATAATCACCGGCGTTAGAGCTGGACTGTCCTGCCGCCCAATCTGTCCAGTCTCCGGTATTGCCGATACGATCCACCAGGCGCGCGCGGTACCACTGGCTGACGCCCGCCCGCATCGGGCCATGCTGGTAATGCGTGGCCGGATACGGCACCAGCGCCAGTAACTGCGGGTTAGCCCTGTCTTCGGTGGTTGCGCGCTGAATCTCGGTGTATGCCGTATCACCTGAGCCATCCGGGAAAGCCCAGGTAATATCGATAGCCCAGACAACATCGTCCGTGGCGGCCAGTGCCTGCGGCGTTCCCGGCCTGCCGTTTTTGCCCGTAAGGTAGGTGGTGTCAGCATAACCCCACGGCGAGCTTGAGTCCTGGGCATTCAGCGCCCGCACCCGCACGTCATAACTCCCGGTGTAGATCCCCTGCACAGTAAATCCCTGGGCGCTGCTCACCGGAACATTTATCCAGTCGCCATTATCCTTGCGCCACTGCGCCTGGTAACGGATAGCACCATCCACCCGATCCCAGGAAGCATTCATGGTGGCAACGGTAAGTCCCTGCTCGATATGGTCGGTTTCGGTAAGGATGATGTTTTTCGGTGCCGGCAGAACGCTTACCGGCGTGACGGTGACCGGTGCAGGGGTAATGCGTACACCGTCATCGATATAGCGGTATTTATTCGGGTCATGCTGAACCGCGGTGATCGTGAAACCACCGTTGCTGTCGTCGTTCGCCCGGATGGATGTCACGCGAAAATACTGGATAGCCAGGTTGTCGCTGTCGATGGCCCACACTGCACCGGACTCAGGCGGCAGCCTGAAGGGGGTGGTGACCGTCACCGTCTGTTTGTCTGCGCTGACGGACTCGATTGTCCGCGTCTGCGCCTTGCCGTCTGGCAGGTTGACCACCAGGCGGTCGCCAGCCGCGTAGTCAGCAGGACGATCAAGCGTTACGTTACGCCCGCTGACTGCCCGGATACGCCCGCCGTTCTGTTTGCCGGCACGGAATGGATCTGCGATACCGATAATTTCCGCAGGCAGCGGAATATAACCGTCCAGCCCCACGCCAAATGACACCGTTCCGTCGCGCGCATTAGACAGCAGTGCCCAGCGGCCCCGGCGGTGCGCCTCACTCTGGGATGTGCAGCCAATCGCCGTCATTGACATCTGGTTGACCTTGTACCGCTTCACCAGGTCTGAATCGTAGACACTCTCAACGGTGTCGCTGTAATGGTTCTGCGGATCAGACCAGGACACCAGGGCAGACGAGTAGCGGTTTTTGTAGCTGCCGCCGCCGTAGGTAAACAACCCGTCAATCACGTTTGATGCGTGGTAGGTAAAATCCACTTCATCCTGCGGCACATCCGCGCGCACGTAAATCTGGTCGTTGCCCCAGAAGGTGATCCCCCGGAATATCGCCGCCAGATCGCTGAGAACGGTGTAGGCATCCTGCTGGCTCTGGATATAGACGTTGCAGGTGAAGCGCGGCTCGGTACCACCCGCCCCGTTCGACACCTTCTGATCGCAGTACTGCGCAATGGCGTACAGCTCCCATTTGTCGATCATGCCTGCATCGACGCGGGTGCCCATGCCGTAAATCTCATCCAGCACCAGATCATAAAATACCCAGGCCGGGTTGTTGGTGTAGGCCATTTTGAAGCCACCCGACCAGGTGCCACTGTAGGTACGCGTAACCGGGTCGTAGGAGTCCGGGACACGTACCAGTTTGCCCTTCGGCCTGCAGGTCACCTTCGGCGCACCACTGGTAAACTGGCTGGCATCGACCTCGATATATAGCAGCGACGTATTGGGATAGCGTAACTTGCTGTCGATCACCTCAGCGAACGAGAACACCTTGAAGGCGTTTATCAGTTTTGAGTTACCCACGGAATCTGGCGTGATGCGACGCACCCGCACAGCCCAGCCGGTAGTGGCCGCTGGCAGGTCTATGCGAATGTCGCGCTGGTATTCCGTGGTTGTCTTTCCGTCGAATTTGCCGTTAACCACCGTCTGCCAGGCAGCACCATCAGTCGAGAGATCGACGGCGTACTCCGTGACCGTCCCGACCATGTCGCCGTTGTCTTTATAGGTGTACTGTACGGGCAGGCTCAGCTTAATACGCACGGCATCCAGCATCAGGTTAGAGAACTGGCGTGTCCACGGCGCGGTGGTGGTCACTGTCACGTTGGCCGACATTTCGTTGTCGACCTCCGGCAATCCCTGAATGTAGTCCTGATCCTGAGTGCCCGGGCGAAAATCCCACTTCACGCCGGTGAAGTTGTAGCTGCCGTCGGCGTTCGCCAGCGGGGTGTCGTTTAGGAAGATGTTCTGTGCCGTCAGCTCGCCCTGGATTTCACCTTCAGCGATCGCCAGCAGCATTTTTAATTTTGCTGTCGACAGCAGGTCATCCGGATCCTCAACAGGGGTGTGCTGTTTAGCGCCACCGCCTTTACGTCCCTGAATAAGGGTTTCATCTTCGGGAAGTCGCATAGTTCACCCATAAAAAAAGCCACCCGGAGGTGGCCTGTAGCTGAGAATAAATTTTACTGCTGGTCGCTGGAGAAGATCCCCGCGCTGATAACTGCCCCGCCGATTTCGCGCTCACCAAAGAACACGGGAACCGGATAACCCACCGCCACGGTGTTCACCGGCGCGCCAAAGGCGTAGTTGGGTTTGTTGTCCGTGCTGGACGAGGCACCGACGTTGTATTTCGGCTGGGGTGTCAGCATCTGCACTACGCCACCAAGCGACATAGACAGACCGATCCCGGCAAGGGCCGTAGACGAGGCAGTTACTGCTGCAGCGCTGATTCCGTTTGCAGCTGCCCACGCAGAAAAAGAAGCACCCGCGGTAAAATACGCGGCCACGAGCGCCACCGCTCCGATAACGATCTGCAGCACACCGCCGCGCTTTGAACCTTCGGTAATGGCCGAAATCCGATACACCGCACCGCCGCGGGTCATGTCGAATTCGTCGAGCCCGATGTTGTTTTTGCCATTGAAGAAGGCAAAGCGTATCCCCTGCATATGTCCTTCTGACAGGTAGCGTTTAAAGCCGGGAACCTGGCTGCACATGGCGCGCAGCATCTCGCGCAGATCCTCAACGTGAAACTGGTGTTCGCGCCCGAATTTTTTCGCCATACGGCCTTCAAGAATGAGTGTCTTCAGCATTCATTAGCTCCCTGTGCCGGACCACACGAACGGTGCGGTCGCGGTAATATTTGCCGTACGGCACCCGGGCAGAGAGGCTGCCGAAATTATGGTGCAGCATGATGTTTTCCTGGTGCTCGTGATGACCGAGGTAAACAGCCGCGTGATTGGTTACCTGCGCCTGTATGCGCATCATAATCATATCGCCGGGACGCATATCAGCAGGGTCCACCTGGACAAAGCCTTCTGCCTCCCAGTTATCGTCGTAACGATTTTCGCCCTGCTCCCACCACTCGTACGGTACCGAGTAATTGCCCAGGGTAATACCGTGCTCACGCTCATACCACTCGCGGATCAGCGACCAGCAATCGGCAAAACCCAGCACCCAGCGCCGCCCGGCGTAGTCCCGGTCTTCGCGTGGGGCCAGCGTGCAGAAATCACCGTCAGGCCAGCTCATGATGCCCCATTCCACCCCGGACCAGTCGCACTGCACCCTGTCCATTTCGGACGGTACAAGCTGGACCACATCAGGGTGGGAGTGGATAACCATAATGATTTCGCCCTGCTCCGATGCTGCCAGCTTATCCTCCGGCGAGATCGTGAAGGCCTCAGTGGGCGTTTCCGAAATATTCCGGCACGGAATGTACTGCTGCGCCCGTCCGGCCTGCACCACCACGCCGCACGCCTCGTTCGGATATTCTGCGGCAACATGAGCGCGGATCGCATCCATCAGTTTTTTTCGCATGGTTATTTACCCTGAAGGTTTGCCGCCGGGAAGCCGCCAAACGGCAGCGGGTTACCGGTTCCGAACCGCGCTTCGCAGTCCGGCATCAGGCCGCCGCACATATCCAGCGCCGGGTTATCCGTGGGGGTGCCGTCCTTTAGAAAATAGCGGTTCCCGTTGTAGTCGCATCCGGTACCGGTTCGGTACCAGCCGCGCGTGCACCAGGTGCAGACCGGCGTGATCTGCCGGGTGGGTAACTGCAGGTTCTGGATGTCAAAGGGTGAGCACAGTTCAAAGTCGACCTGCACCCGCGTTTCAGCGGTTTTGGCATTGACGTAAAAAAGCTGCACGCGCTCGTCAGCCGGGCTGGCGTTCGGGTTGCCGGCTGTCCAGTTTGCCGCGTCGAGGTATTTCGCCATCGTGGTGTGGATCTTCACCTTTGCCCTCGCCAGGTCGTCGTACTCCAGGCAAAGTGCAGTCACATAGTTGCCGACGTTCGACACGGAAAGCGTGGGTGTGGGCTGTGCCCCGGTGCTGGACAACTCCAGGCCTTTCAGCTCATAAGGGTAAGGGTCGTACTGCTGACCCTGCCAGATAAGGGCAGGAAGGTTGTCAGCTGCGAATGCAGCCCAGCCTGCAGAAGCAATATTGTGGGCATGAAAGCGCAGCACGGTATCCATGCCAAATTCGGTGCCGTCGATCTCGATGAGCTGTATCAGTTCACCCGGCTCCAGTTTCTGTACGTCGTTTGTAAAGCTCATATGTAGCCCATAAAAAAGCCACCCGGAGGTGGCTACTGATCGAATATCAGGATGTCGCTGATTCACATCCCCGCGTATGGTGGTTATTCAGCCCGCCCATGTTTAGGGCGTGGGCGCACACAGCAATGAGGGATGGCTGATCACCTCTGTATAGGAATTTATATGAAATTCAAATTAGAAACTTTAGGCGGCCTTTCAAATACACATGGCAATAACCACAGAATATTAGCCAATCTAAAAGGGGATGATGATTCAACCCATGGCGTTTGGCTGGAGTTGCCACATGGCCATGCAGAGAATATGACACTCAAGCAATTGGAAGAATTAGCCATACGTAAAGCGCGTGAAAATTTTTCCCAATGTTAATTTTTACCAGTCATTCCAGACTCAAAAGTTGCCAGTGTCGAGGTTAAACTTGAGACCCGTGTCATAAGATCATCTAAAGCCCGGCTTGTTGATTCTTTTATAGCTGCATTCTGGGCTTTCATCTCGTCCAATTCTGCTTCTAATGCTGCTAATCGTTTTTCTAAAGTCATAAATCTCTCCTGCCTCTCGGCTATTAAGGCGCGTAAGCCTGTTCAAACACAAATGACAACTCTACAAAGCCACCGTGGGGAAAAGTCGGGCTGACAGAATCAGCTTTAACCCGATATAGCTTCTGCTCGCCCCACGGGTTCACCCACCAGAACGATTTGATGACATGACTCAGAAGGAAATCGCGCACCTTCTTCATCGTCGCTACATCTCCATTACATGCCAGATTCCAGGTTTCGGCTTCGGAGTTGATCCCGTTCCCAGCTACCTGCTTATAGCCGTCGCCAAACTGCGCCTGAAGCGTGGCCACAGTATTTGCGCCGGTGGGCCCGATGCGGACGCACCAGGTAAAAGTGTCGATTGCCATAGTGCTCCTTAGCGGCGATAAAGGATGCCGCCTGGCGATATTTCTTTCCTCAGGCGATCGGTAAGGGTTTGCTGGACAATACCTTCAAGCTGGCGTGCTGTGCTGGCGGTATTGGCGTTACTGATTTCACCTGCAGAACCATCCTGGGTGATGTTGACCGGGGCGTGTACTGTGATGGCCGTATTACCGTAACCTGCTGCATTATTAACACCAGAAGATACGGCCCGCACGCCCAGCGAACCATCAGCGGCCCGGGTCAGCGGCATGATCGCCTCCGGCCCCGCCTCGCCCATGACACCCGCGCCTTTAGCAAAGGCGAAGAATGTCGGTGTATCGACGATGCTGTTACTGAACGCGCTGAGCGAAGGAGAGCCGTAAACTCCACCCTTAGCATTGAAGGTGAGCCCACCCGCAGCTGCGGTATATGCTCCCGATGGTGTTGCGCCAACAGCACCGCCACCAAAAGCTCCCGCCACGCTGCCGACCAGCGAGCCTAAGATCCCTGACCCCGAGGAAGAAGACCCACCCAGCGCGCTTACAGCTGCCATCTGAAGACTGACCTTCGCGATCATCTCCAGCGCTGACAGGCCCCACTCTTTCCAGTCTGCCTTTCCGCGAACAAGCATAGAGGCTACGTTATTCAGAGCGCTGTCCATAGTAGAGGTAATACCTTGCGAAACCGTGCCTGCAATGTTGCTGACATTATCCATCCAGTCAGCCAGACCAGCACTTACGCCAGCCCGCCAGTCCAGTTCGCTGGCTTTAGCCTGCTGATATTTTTTATCAAGCGCATCCAGCGCAGAGGCGCGGGCAGCTACAGCCTCAGCACCTTTATCGGTTTTATCAAAGACTCGTTCAACTTCCTGCCGTGAACGGTACAGCTCCTGATCACGACTCCCCATCCCAGAGGTTTTGGCATTAAGTTCTGTTTCATCCTGATATCGCCGCGCCGCGTCTTTGAGATCCTTAAGCGCATCGGTCATCTCGCGCTGTTTCCGCACCGCCTCATCTGCTTTTTGCGTCCATTGGGCCAGCGCCAAAGACCCAGACTCTATGGATTTACGCTGTTCTTCACCCCATTTAGTTCCGTTCTCGTGCGATGCCGCGTATAGCTCCGCCGCCTTCTCCCCCTGCAGTGCGCGGACCTTTTGCACTTCGGTAGCAACACTAAGATCGGCCATTTTGCGTGAATACTGTTCTGCCTGGCTCGCAGCTTCGCGTTCTGCCTTGCTCTGGGCCTGAGAGGCAGCCGTTGAATCCTTTTTAGCCGCTGCTGCTGCAGCATCCTTTTTGGCGGCCTGATCCTTGTTGTAGATGTACTGGGTATAAAGCGCGCCGGTCAGCTTAAGGTCTTCTGCTTCGTAGACATGCTGCTGATGCAACTTTTCCAGCCCGCTAAGGCTGGCCATTTCGTTGTCACGTCGTGATCGCTCGAGCGCCGTTTGCTGCTGAGGCGTGGCGTTTGCCATCGATACAACCGGACCAGCATACTGCGGAGGTTTTGCGCCTGCGGTCGCTGACATCGAGCGGTTAAGCAGGTCATAAGCACCTTTAAGGATGGAAACTGCGCCAGCCTGCTCAATTGCTTTCTGTGTAGCCAGGTCACTGGCATCGTTCACCAGTTTCTGCGTCCGCTCAACCTTCGAGGCAGCCTGTTCGCGCTGATACTCCAGCTGATTCAGCTTATCGGTAAGCTCCACGTTTTTGGCCGTGATGTCGGCCTGATCCATGAAGGTGTTGATCAGGGTCAGCGTCGGGTGGCGGTTGTAGTCCTGCTGAATCTGGTCAACCGCCTTAAGGCTGTCCTTCACTCGCGCAATCTGAGAATCAAGATCGGCCAGGTCCTGCTTCTGAGCCTGTAATGATGTCCGGGCATCAGCCGCCGTGGAGCGAAGCCCCATTACTGACATCTGCTTCAGTTTGGTGTTGATCTCGTCGAGGTTGTTGGCAAACCCAACCGCTTCACGGTGTACCTGCTGCGTGTGCTGGTACAGTCCGTACATCGCAGCGCCTGCACCAATAATAATGCCTGGCCATCCGCCGAGAATGCCCAGCACCTTGCCACCCAAATTGGACATTACCGAAGCTGTACTGGTGAGGTTGTTAACGGCGGCAGCCCTACCTGCCAGAGCTTTATCCAGCGATGTCTGAGCGGCTGCGAGCTTACGCTCTGCGACAATCTGCGCCTCAATACTGGTTGCCGCTACTCGCGCCTGTTGTGCCCGGTAGACAGCCTGCCGGCCAGCGGCAACGCTAACCTGCGCACCGCGAACCTGTGCCTGAGCTAAAGTTACTTCTGCAGCAGCGTTAGAGATCACAGCGCGGGTGGACTGCCCTATACTGCCAACCATGTTGCCAAAATAACGGGCCAGCCCGACGCCAACCAATAAGCCTGCCGTATTTGCTACACCATCAATGTTATTCGCCAGGCCATCCAGCACGCCGGAAAGCGTGGAAGATGCCCCGACTGCATCATTAGCCCCGCCCACCCAGGCGAGAAAAGCATTTTCTACTTTTTGAGCAGAACCACTGATGGATGCCGGCAGCGTATCAAACTCCTTGCGCAGGATCTCGACATTGGTCAGCAGTGGGACGATCTTGTTTGTCGTCAGCTCGCCGTTGTTGGCCATATTACGAAGGCCGCCAACGGTGGTACCCAGTCCGTCCGCCAGCAATTTAGCCAAACGTCCGCCGTTCTCCATGATGGCGTTAAATTCCTCGCCGCGCAGAACGCCGGATCCCAACGCCTGGCTCAGTTGGGTAATCACCGAGCTGGCTTCTTCCGTGCTGGCTCCAGAAAGCTTGAGGGACGTCGCAACGGTCTCGGTCACCTTTGCCACGTCTGAGGAGGCATAGCCAGCGTCCCGCAGCGACTGGGCGATACGACTGTAAAGGTTGCTGTTCGCCTCAAGTGATGTCCCGGTACGCTGGCTGATTTCCATCAGTACCCGCTGGGACTGGGCATAATCCTCACTGGAAGATGACGCCAGGCGAAGGCGGCCGTTCAACTGGTTCCATGTATCTGCGAAAGCGACGAGTTGATGCGTGGCAAAAGCACCAGCCCATGCACCGGCCAAGCCAGCAGCTGAGGATCGTACAGTTGCAAGTTGTGAGTTCAGGTCTGACAGGGAACGCTGTGTTTCACGCGTGGCCGCTGCTGCCTTTTTCCCGCCCTGCTCCATAGTGCGGTAGTAATCTGTCCCCATGCGGGAAGCCCGGGCGATCTCTGTCTGGAAAGAGGAGGAGTTCGCCGAAATTTTGATAATTAGCTCGCGCAGGGTTGCCATAGTTGACCTATAAAAAAAAGCCCCGAAGGGCTTTAATTATTTACTGGCATATGCTCCTGAAATTACCTTCACCTTTATCATCGTTCTCGTCAATTATTTTGACAGGACTATTATCAACAACCTTATCGTCTTTAACAGTCAGGTGAACATAATAATTTCTATTTCCAACATAGCCGCCGTATGAGTTTTTTGCATTAACCGTTCCACAAACATACCCAACACCATCTCCAAATGGTCGATAATATGAACTAAATTTTGCGCTCTCGGGGTCTTTTAGTGATTGAGCAACTAAAGACTCGCCAAATTTAATCATTTCTTTATCACTGGGTTTACATGCAGAAATAAATAAAGTTAATAAAACAATCAATGCATATTTAAACATTTGCGGGCTTCCCTATGAATATATAATCACTCATAGGTTACCTCATGAACATCAAAATTGGCAGATTTAGTTACAATCCAGATATCCATTCCTCCAGCTCGCTAATTTCCCTGTCTTCTTCCTGCTCTCCCCATTTCAGCATTACGTCCGGAATGGTGAATTTGCCGCCCTGAGAGTTCAGCGTCGCAACGGCGATCTGTGCCGCCTGCGCATCAGCGCGCCAGTCGCCAATCGGACTGATGCGGTCAAACTCGATCCACATTTTCAGCTCGCTGGCGGTAATGGTCTGGCGCAGCTCCTGCAGGGTTCGCCCCAGCCGGAGCGCCAGCGACATCAGGAAGAAGGTCAGCGGCTGCTTTACGGCTTTCCCGCTTCTTCTTGACTCATTCCGAGGCCGAGAGCCTGCGCCAGCAGTCGGGCATGCACCGGGCCGTAAATCTCAGAAACCTGAGCCTGATCGTCATCGCTAAATACACGCTCACCGTTTTCATCCAGCAAAACGTCAATAAACAGAACTACATCGGCCTCTTTGTTACGCAAAAACTTCTGCGATTCGGTCAGGACAGGCGGCTCTTCACCTTCCGGAATCTGAGGATTGACGATTTCCCGGAACTTTACCCAGGCGTCGCCGGAGGGTTCGCGCAGTGTGACCTTTGCACCGTCCCATTCGGGCACGGTAACGCCCGGTTTTGTGCGGTACGCTTTCGATGCAGTAAGCGCCACGTTGCGTAATGAATTCTGTGATGTCCTTTGCGCCATTTCATTCTTCTCTTTTTTGAGTTGTGGGAATTAAAAAAAGCGGACGAAGCCGCTCAGGAACCAGATGCGAAAATGCGTTTAGGCTTGCCGCGAACACGCAGCGAATAGGTCGCCCCAACGACGGAAGAGGTTGCCGCAGACCACGAACTCTGGCGGACCTCCACGAGCACGTAAAAACCGTTGCCTGACGGGAATACCACACGCAGCGCGCGAAGTTCATCGTTTTCATATGCGGTCTGCAGCGCTTCCTGTGCTTCTTCATCACCCACCCAGTTACGGGTGATGGCCATTTCTGCCGGCGCGGCCAAGCCGTTGGTTTGCTCCTGTTCGGTTGAACACAGAGTGGTAACGTCGATATCACCCTTCTGACCACCAGTGAAGGAAATCTCCTTCGTTGCACAGGCCGCTTCCAGCCAGGTAACGCCAGCTCCCGGGAAGGTGGACGAAATAAAATCCGCGGCGGTTACGGGCGCATCGGAGACGGCAACGGTCATCCCCTTTGTAACTTCATACTTACTGGTCATGATTTCTCCAGATTAAAAAAGCCGCCCTGAGGCGGCGGTATAAGTTTATTGCCAGATCTGAATTTCCAGGGTGGCCCGGTAAAGCCCGGTATCAGGCTCGTAGCCGTTAATCTCGTTTAGCCCGACAGGATGCAGATCGCCCAGAGCAGCTTTAGCCTGATCACGCAGCTCCCGGGCGTCATCAATTGACGAGGCCCAGGCGTCAACCTGAACGGTGCTTGCTGTTTCTGCCTGTCCGCAGAAAACATCCTCGCTGACTGAACTCGG